TATTCGTTTTGCTCGACCACGAACAACATCTCTTTGTTGTAATTCTTCTGGTGGCATTTTCATAGAAAGACCTTCTTTCTTAAGAAGTCTTTCAAATGCATCATCAGAGTTTACAACCTTCATTCCCAGACCACCAGTGGTAGTCCTCGCTACAAAGGACTTACCACTTCCTGGTCCACCTGCTAAAAAGATAGCGTGGAATATATTAGGATCATAAACTCCTTCTTGTAGTTGTTTGTAAGTTCTCATTTTGTGTTTTCGTTGCTATACTTACCATGGTTTCTTTCGTTACATCATTTAATACCTCGACTCTTCGGTCTCTATTCATAAAATTCATTTTCTTAACTTTAGTACGAGTTTTGTTTGTCATTCTTACTTCCTGTTGTTATTAGTTGATTGAAAGATCATAACAAAAATGGTGTGTATAGTTTCCTCCTTAAATGTCAATTGTTCCGCAGTCTCTTACGATCTGCATGTTGATTTCGTGCGTCTTTGTCGCAGGTGAAATGGTGTGTCTGAGTTTGGAAATAAGGTATCTGCCAGACAAGAATGGGTCTATTTTGTAGTCTTTGTGGTCGTTACCAACTACTGGGAAGTTTGCTTCGATAATGTCGCCTACCTTAAGATTTGTAATTCCGTGTACAGTCATATTTATAAAACTACTATTGTTCAACTCTGTAATCCTAGACTGACGATGTAACATCCAGTCCTTTGCTCTATTGGTTGCATATACAGTGTTTCCATCTTCATAGTGTTGGGCATCTAAATTATTTACCGAAGATGTTGGGTGCAACTTAATATTAGATTTTATAAGTGTACCAAAATCTTCTATAATCCTATCATTATAGACTTGTTTGGACTCTGTACTATCAATTCTAGGATGATCATTAAAATTGTTAAAATATGAGTAATTTGTTTTCTCGTAACTCTTATTGTATATATTGTGTTCTGTTATTTGACTGCCCATCATTCCACCAACAACATTAACAACAAAATCTTTATTTGAACCAATACTATACTCAATAATTCTTTTAAAACTTGCTATGATCGAACTTCCTCCCTCTTTATCTTCATCAAGTGCATCATCTCCATCATTAAATTCACCATTTGCAGGTTTGCCATAAAGAGATGACAATGATGTAAAGTGATACCCATCTTTATTTTCATAAAACAAGAACTCTGTTGAACCATTAACGGCAGATATTGACTCACGCTTTAGTTTATCAATAAATGCAAATGGGTGAACATTTGGTGCTATTAACTTTCTTGAACCAAGTGTTCCACTAATAAAGATATCTTTATCTGTTTTTATTTTATTTCTCATTATATCAACAACAATATTTTGTATACTGTCTTTGTAACTTTTAGAAACTCTCATCATTTGATTCTTAATTGTTTCTTGAGATGTAAATAATAACTCATACATCTGAGCACCAGAGGAAATAGATGCCCTTAGATTTATTTTATAAACAAACATGGGATTAGCAGTAAAATCTATTATTTCACTTTTTTTTGTTAATCCTGGAGTTCTAATTTTAAGTTTAAGAAATTCTTGACCAATTATATTAAAGTTTGTAAGGATATTTTCTGTATCACCAATAATGATACTTCCTTGAATAGTATTTGAAAATATATCTTCAAATATATTAATTTCGTTTGTTATTTCTGAGATGTCTACTCTTGATCCGCTAGAAGTTAATAATTCTAACGAGTCTGTAATGACTTCACCTGCATATTGTATTTTTTCAGCCATAATTATATGTTTGTTTCTTTCATTAGTTCTTTGAATTCACTTTCTATTTGCGAAACATAAGATGGATCCAATAAACGAATCTTTCTCTTTTCATCTTGTTCTCTTACTTCATACTCATAGTTTGTGATAGGAGTTGCTGAAGGAAAGTCTTCATTTGTTTGACCGACACGAATTTTCTTAGTTGTGTCACCAGACTGTTGAGATATTTCGTAGTGATGAATACCATTGATGTTTTCATACTTATCATTGACATATGCTGTAAATTGTGCTTCTGACATTGGCCATTGATGATACACATCAACAATATCATTTGTCATCAATATAACCCAGTGTAATTCGGCATCACCATATAACTTGTGAGCAATGGACTCTGGTGTCTCACCATTCTTAACATCATATGTATCGTAGAATAATGTATTTGCTTTAACCTTACTTCTGATAGCAACTCTACGAAGTAAGTTTGTGATGTCAGTAAGTTTGCCATCACCTAAAACATCATATGGTATTACTGGGAAATTATCGTCAAAATACATTTTAATATCCTTCTAGTATTCTTTCTCTTGTCATAGTTTCTATTTCTTTAAAGTTTAGAGTAATAGAAGTTTCTGTTGGTGGGGCACCATCACCAGCATCTGCGAATGTTGTATATCTTTCTCCACCATAGGTGACAGACATGTTTTCTAAGAAACAAGTTGAGATTTTATGTAAGTAACTATTATGCTGCCCATTGTACATATATTCAATGTCAAATGTATTTGGTATTGTCAGTTGTCTACCTCTTTGATCATCGCCCAAAAATTCAGGTAACATGTTTCCCTTAAATGCAGTTACAATTTTTCTAATTTCTTCTGCTTCTCTTTGACTCTTTGGTATCATTTTAAATGTGTATTGAAATTGTCTTTTTGCTACACCTTTAAATGCTAACTCCATTCTATTACTAATAATTCTTCCTGCCCTAAAAGATTCTGCTTCTTCTAAACCTTGTAATCCAGGAAGCGAACCAGCAGTTTTTAATTGTGTTCTTTTTAACATATTAGCAACGCCATCAGTTAGACTTTTTAATGCTCCTGAGTCGCCACCTTCACCTGCAGACATAAGTTCATTATAAAGATTCATTGATTCTTCAGTAATTTGTCCTACCTCAGTATCGGTGTAATCAGCACCATAGGTCGTCTGTATATTAGGTGGCATATATAATGCTATTGCTGTGCTTAGTCTACGAGTTGGTCTGCGTTCAAAATTTGCAGATTGATATTTTCTTTTTTGAGGAGTTGGCACTTTATCTTCATCATCACTTATATATCCAGCAGCAGCAAATGCTTTGCGTAAAGCATCGATTGATACTGATCCACCAGAAAGGTCAGTAGTCAGTTGCTCAGCAACTTGTTCTTTTATTCCTCTAGATTGTACTTCTTGTTCAACTGATTCTATTCCCTTTCCAACTACTTCATCATTCTCATTTATCCTGAGTTTTGCTGTTTCTTGTTCGTTGATGTAGAACATTATATAATGTCCGTGATTACCAACTTCAACACCACTCTCAACATCTAGTGGAAATTGATAGTTTTGTGTGCTGTACTGACTAGACTGTCTATCTATTCCAGCACTATCGCTTGTATTTGGTTTTGCGACTGCATTAGTAATTGCAGCATTAACATTACCAGCAACTTTTCTGAATACTTTATTTGTTGCCGATGATATTACCGACTTACCGATGTCAACTGCCATATAAATAACCTTGTGTACATTTACAAGTATTTATAATACATTATGACATATAAAGGCAAATATAAACCAAGAAACTTGAGCAAATATCAAGGTGATGCGACCAATATAGTATATCGTAGTTCATGGGAATTAAAGTTTATGAAGTATTGTGATAGCAATCCTTCTATATTAGAGTGGGGATCTGAAGAGTTCTTCATTCCATATCTCTCCCCTGTAGATAATAGAGTTCATCGTTACTTTCCTGACTTCTTTGTCAAAGTTAAAGATAAAAATGGTAAAAAGGTAAAATATATTATTGAAGTAAAACCAAAACATCAGTGTTCCCCACCAAAACCTCAAAAGAGAAAAACAAAACAATGGATAAATGCAGTAGAGACATATAGCGTCAATCAGGCAAAATGGAAATATGCTACTGAGTTTTGTAAAGACAGAGGCATCGAATTTAAGATATTAACCGAAGATCATCTAAAACCACAGTATAAATAACAGTATGGCAAATAAAAACTTTATTAAGAGTGTATACGATCAGGCAGGTGGTAAACCTCGTTCTGTTGAATGGTATCGTAAAAAGATTAGAGAATTTACATTACCCTCATCGGGACAACTAGTTCGTGAAGGCAAAAGAACAAAGAGACCAACTCCTGGAGTTCTTAATATGTTTTTCTATGATCCAAAAACTAAAGGAAAGTTACCATATTATGACACATTTCCTTTGGTATTACCAATAGAAGAATATAACAATGGTTTCTTGGGATTAAACTTTCATTATCTATCAATACCATTGAGAGTAAAGTTGCTAGACAAAATGATGGACTATGCTAACGATAATGAAATAAATGAAAAGACAAGACTTAGAGTTGATTACAGAAATTTAAAGAACATAAACTTAGTCAAACCTACATTAAAAAGATATTTAACAAATCATCTTAGGTCTGACTTTAGAAGGATAACTGCTGATGAGTTTTTAGTTGCAGCATTATTGCCAGTTCAGCAATTTAAGAAAGCATCAGATAGAAAAGTTTATGCTGATTCTAGGAGTATGATTTAATGGCAAGAGTAGGTAGAGAATTAGAAGGTTTTGCGTTTGGTCTTATCAACGAACTACTTGGTTTGGTTCATGATGAGAATGGCGTTGCTAGACCTAATCGTTTTGAAGTGGTTATATTTCCACCAACAAGCAGTGCCCAAACAAGAAACGCATCTTCTTATGATAATCTAAGTGCCACATTATTGGGCGACTTAGTTAAAGACGGAACACTTAGAAGTGTTGCGATTAAATGCACTTCTATCTCATTTCCAGCAAAGACATTACAAGTATCACAAGACACAAATATCTATGGTCCAGTTAGAGAAATTGTAAATGGTATAGAGTTTGGTGACTTACAAGCAAACTTTACTATGTTGAGAAGTGACATGAAAGAGAAAAAGTATTTTGAAGCATGGCAGGGATTGACATTTAATCCTGCTAGTTGGAGTGTTGGTTATTATGATGACTATGTTGGTTCAGTTGAGATTTATCAATTAGATGAACAAAACAGAAGAAAATATGGTATCAAATTAATCGAAGCATTTCCAAAGATAGTTGGTGAAATGGCACTTGATATGCAAACAGGAAATACTGTATCAACATTACCAATTACCTTTTCATATCGTTACTGGGAACCACTTGAGGGACAAAGTCAGATACCAAATAGAATATTAGGCGACATTGCGGATTTAGTTGGAAACACAGTAGAAAGAAAGATACTCAGTAAAATACCAAAGGTGTTGAGTAGATTGTAATTTTATAATTTTAGAGGATGTAAATTATGGCACTACCAAAGTTAGACTCGCCAGTCTATAATCTTGAAATACCATCAACTGGAGAAACTATTAAATATAGACCATTTCTAGTTAAGGAACAAAAGATTTTGATGATGGCACAACAAAGTAAAGAACAAACAGAATTGTTTAATGCTATGAAAACGATTATTCAATCATGTACATTTGATGCTTTAGATGTAGAATCTTCTCCATTATTTGATATAGAATATGTTTTCTTAAAGATAAGATCTAAGTCTGTAGGTGAAACAGTTAAACTTAGAGTTCTTTGTCCAGATGACGAAGAAACACATGTAGAAACTGAAATAAATTTAGAAGAAGTTGGTGTACAAGTAGAAGATAAGCACACTAATATCATTGAAATAACTGATGATATAAAAATGATTATGAAATATCCTACTCTTCAAAACACCAAATCGTTTGGAGGTGGAACAGCTGATACATTTAAGATACTACAAAATTGTATTCATGAAGTTCATCATAATGAAACTATTTACAACAGAATAGATATTACTGACAAAGACATTGAAGAATTTATTGAAGGATTTACTGTTGAACAATTTGAAAAAGTTACAAACTTTTTTGAGACAATGCCAAAAATTAGGCATATGGTTGAAGTTGAAAATCCTAAAACAAAAGTTAAGAGTGAGGTGCTCATTGAAGGTATAGACAATTTTTTAGCATAGTCCTTTCTCATGAAAGTTTACATAATTACTATAAAACTAATTTTGCGATGATGCAACATCATAAATATAGTTTAACCGAACTTGAAAATATGATACCATGGGAAAGGGAAATATATATTGGATTACTTGAAGAATACATCAAGAAAGAAAATGAGAAAATAAAACAACAAGAGAGAAGAAATGGCTGAAGAAAAAGCAACAGTAGAACCAAAAAAGATTAATGTAGAACTAGAAGTTGATACTTCTGTAAAAAATCTTGGTATTAATCCATATGCTAAATGGATACATCTAGCAAGAGCAGTAGACGCATGGAGAATTTTTCCTCGAGCGTTCCTAACTGTATACATTATATTAGTATATAAAACTGTTATATGGTATATGGGATTAGACGCACCGAGCATGGAGCAGTCTGGTCTTATCTCTATTGTAGTTGGTGCAGGTGCAGCATGGTTTGGATTGTATACAGGTTCAAGTAAAAAGGACAAGTAAATGGCAGACTTTCAGGCACTATTAGACGAACAAAAAAGAACTACTGAGGCAGTTGCTAAAAGTAAAGGCAAGTCTGCTTTGGATGGAAGGTCTGGTGCTGGTAAAGCATTGCTCGATCAACAGAAAAGAACAAATGAAGTTTTACAAAATATTGTTGATAGTCAAAATGCAATGCAGGTTTCGTCATTAATGACTACTAAAGCATTAGAAGAACCAAAATTAGAAGAACCTGATAAAAATGATGAGAATGACGAAGGTGGTGTACAAACAAAGAGTCCATTTGAAAGAATTGCAGATAAATTAACAGCTCTACAAACTTCATTTGAAAAACCACCATGGGGACAAAAAATAGTAGAATCTTTTGAGAAAGGATTTGGTTCCATAGGCAGAAGTATATCAAACTTAGCAGATAAATTTAAGACAGTAGGTAAAGGTGTTCTTGCTGCAGGTGCTGCTATTATTGGATACGAGTTGTTGATTAGATTTTTTAAAAGTAAATTTTGGGCAGAACTTTCTACGAAAATAATACCTGCATTAAAAGCTGGACTTGAATATGTAAAGGATGTGTTCTTTAATATTACTGACTTTTTTGGTATTGAAAGTGTTGGTGGTCAAATAGCAACTGCGATTGCACTTTTATTGGGTGGTAAACTTTTACTTAGTATAGTTGCAAAAAAACTTGCAATGGTACTTCTTAAAAGTACCGCAGGACTTTTTACACAATTAGGAAACATATTTAAATCCCCGAAAGGTTTAGACCCCATGAGAAAGGCACTGGTAGCAAATAAAGGTGCTCTAGCAAAAACAACCCAAGCATTTAAAGCAATAGGTAAGTTTCTGGGAAAATTGTTTATACTTCCTGGAGTAATTATAGCATTATTTTCTGGAGTTTCAGATGCTATCAATGTATTCAAAGAAACTGGTAGTATGTTTGAGGCAATCAAAGAAGGTCTTGCTTCTACCATCGCCAACTTTATTGGATTCCCACTCAACTTCTTAAAAAGTGTAATTGGTTTTGTTGCAGGATTATTTGGATTTGACAATGTCAAAGAGCAACTTGCTGAATTTGATTTTATTGATGCTATTAAAGGTGGTATTCATGCAGTGTTTGACTTTTTTGAAAGAATAGGTAAAACTATAAAAGCATTTACTCTTGCTGCTGTTGATGGTCTTAAGGCACTTAGTCCTTTTGATAGCAAATCTCCTATGGAAGCATTTTCTGAAAGATTTGCAAAAGAAATGGGTGAAAGTGGTGGTTCTACACCTGCGGATAAAGAATTATCGGATGCGATAAAGAGTGGTGGATCAACAACTGCGGAAGATAGATTTGCTGCAATTAATAAAATATATGGTAAAGAAAAAGATCGTAATCTGAATCAATCATCATCAGATAATAAAGGTGTGAATAACTCTATTAATGTTGTCAATCAAAATTCGACTACAAATAATAGTAATTCACAAGTAAATTATGCTAAGAATTTGAAATCTGGGCAATTCTTAGACCAATTAGCATCCACACCAATATAAAAAATGCCCACCGAAGTGGGCATTCCTTACTACAAGTTTTAGACTAGTCTTAGTTTGCTAGTTTTTCAAAGTATGCCATAGTATCGTCATCTTCCTCAACTACAGGTGCTTCAACTGACATAGTTTCCATTGCTGGAGCAGGTGAAGGTGTAGTGTCAACTTTTGGTGGAGCAACTGGTCGATCATCAAGATCATCAGTTATCTTACCCACTTTGGTTGTACCTGAAAGCACTGCGTCTAAACGAGTCTTCAACTCATCATAAGACTTAAAGTTTGTTGGTGCTGTAAACTCTTCAAGAGAATACTGAGATTCCCACACTTTATTGATTTCTTCATCATTATCAAATAGAGCAGACTTACCTTCAAACTCAGACTTATCGTAGTTCCAATATCCATCAACTTTGCGAATCTTTAACTTAAAGTTAGCACCTTCCCAAAAATCAAATGGATTGATTGGAGTTTCATCCTCAAACTCAGGTTGCATCGCTGCAGTAATCTTATCAAAGATTTTCTTACCATAACGAAATAACATCACTTTACCTTCGTTCTCAGGATGTTTAGGATCACTTACAATATAAACATTTGAATAATATTGTAGTTTCCTTTTCTGCTTACGAGCAATCTCTTTATCAGACTCAAGACCAGAGTTCCACAATTGTGTATTATACTCTGAAACAGGATCTGTTTGATTGATTGTTGTAAGAGAATTTTCGATGTACCACTGACCAGTTGGACCTTGGAACGCATGGTTCCAGATTTTTGCCCATGGAAGTGTTTCATCTTTAGGAGCAGGTAAAAGACGAAGGACTGCATAACCATTACCAGATGCATCTAGTTCAGGTTTCCAAAGTCTCTCATCAACATATGATTTCTTTTCCTGCTTACTTGACTCACCCTTTGCTGCATTAAGCAACTTATCAAGCGAGTTGTTTCTTTTTAGTCCATCTAAAGACATATTTTTTCTCCTTATGTTAACGTATGTTTTCGTATGTTAAATATTTTAAATTAGAGAACGAATCGTGTTCAAAGATACCATCAAAGGTGTCTGTACCATGTTGTAAATCTTCCTTCCTCAACCAAATAAAACTAACATCACGATATTCATTAAAAATAGTTTTTAGTTGATTGTTCCAGTTGATTGGATTAAATCCTCTACTTTCTTTAGGCAAGTAATTTTTACTTCCCTTGTACACGTTATTTATACTCTTGTTATAACTACTTGAGTCAAAACCAACCATGTACACTTCTTTTGCTCCTTGTTGACAAGCAAGATGTATTGCTGTGTTACCAGCACTCCACCCTCTAGGAAAGTCGATACCTGATACTTTATCTTCACTAGGTTTTACCCATGTAATGTAAAGACCAATATCACCACTCACTTTTCTCCAAACATCGCATTTATCGGCATCTGGATTTTCCATCATAAATTGATCAAACATAATTTGAACATCTTCTTTCCTTTTCCCTTGTACAACTAGGAACTGCTCATCAGTATATGGTGTTTCATATATCTGACTTTCTTCAAAACCTTCTTTCATAAATTCAACATTAAAATCAGAAGGTAACAATGACCAATCAGCAAACCAACATGTGTTCTTCATTGGATATCCTGACTGGTAAATCTCTTGTTGCATATTATAATCTACAGATACGAGATTATCTGTTGTCATATCTCGATATGCAGCATTACAAGACCATGTAATTCCTTTGGGTAATTTATCTATTTGTTCTTTGTACCGAACTCTAGACTCACCATTACCATAAACTATATGTGTGCTCATAATATACTCATAAAAATTTATTAAGAACCATTTTACTCTTCTCAACTGAAAAAGTCAAGAACTTTTTATAATTATTCATTAATTTTTTCACATCTGCCCAAACATAATCATATTCTAATTCTTTATCCCAATGTTTGCTAAACCTTGTAATCTCATCTAACATTATCATTGTTTCTAATGATATTTTCTTACCAATATATTTCTTTAATAATACTGGATGATTACTACCATTTGTACTCAACAAAGATCCTATTGACTCCACAGAAGATAACTCTTGCTCAAAGTTATACATTAAACTCTGTTGCCTTTTTAACCACTCATTGTAGTTTTCTTCAGTAAATGAACCAACCCAACCTTTTTGTTCTACTATGAAGTTCGCCAACAAGTAATCTCTTATTTGTTGTTCACTTCTGTATTTGCGAGAAAGTTTGACAAAAAATATTCTGTCGTTTCTTTTATAGAAAGAGTTTCTTGAGACTTTAGTTTTACCATTAAACTTTACGAAGTCATAACCTTTGTTCTCAAAATGTGCTTTCATAGCACAATACATTAAGTAAATATCAATCGGATCCATTATACAGGCAATTTAGCACTCTTTGGCAAGTAGTTCAAATCCATTGCGTTTAGTTCTATTTTTTCCTTTACTGATTTAGTTAAAAGTTTTGCTGCATATTCGGGATCTATACCAAACTGCTCACAGCACATTATAACTGCATCCATGTGTGTGATGTTCTTTTCAAATGCAACTTTCTCTACTTCTAAAGAAAACTTTTTAGGAGTTAGTGTTACTTGCTCTGACATCATTTTCTCCATACCAATCATTTAAAGTTTCAATTAATAATGGCACATATTCATTCTTATCTTTGATAAATTCTTG